ACTCGATACAACAATCGACTGGAAAAATACTGGAGATAACTCCTATGACGGTGAAAAACTTATGCTCCTTGTACACGATGAAGCAGGTAAATGGGAAAAGCCGGAAAATATCCTTAATAACTGGCGTGTTACAAAAACAACGTTAAGACTAGGAAGTAGAATAATTGGCAAGTGCATGATGGGAAGTACATCAAATGCTTTAGATAAAGGCGGAGCTAATTTTAAAAAATTATATTATACCTCAGATGTCAAAAAAAGAAACCGAAATGGACAGACTAGCTCAGGATTATATTCTTTGTTTATACCTATGGAGTGGAACTACGAAGGATACATTGATGCTTATGGATACCCTGTCTTTGAAACTCCAAAGCAAGCAGCTAAAGGAATCGATGGTCAAAAGATTGACATCGGTGTCATTGAACACTGGGAAAATGAAGTAGATGGTTTAAAAGGTGATCAAGATAGTTTAAATGAATATTATAGACAATTCCCTCGTACAGAGCAACACGCTTTTAGAGATGAATCAAAACAATCTTTATTTAATCTAACGAAAATTTATGATCAAATTGATTTTAACGAAGAGTTAAATAATAAAACTTTAGTTACACGTGGAAGTTTTAATTGGCAAAATGGAATAAAAGATTCTGTTGTAGAATTTAATCCTAATTCAAATGGTAGATTTTACATATCATGGGTACCATCTTTATATTCACAAAATAATTATATAATAAAAAACGGTGTTAAATATCCAGGTAATGAGCACATGGGTGCTTTTGGTTGTGATAGTTATGATATATCAGGAACAGTAGATCGAAGAGGATCAAACGGTTCGCTACATGGTTTAAGTAAATTTAGCATGGATGATTGTCCTCCTAATAGATTTTTTTTAGAATATATAGCTAGACCACAAACTGCAGAAATATTTTTTGAAGATGTTTTAATGGCCTGCATATTTTATGGTATGCCTATACTTGCAGAGAATAATAAACCTAGATTATTGTATCATTTTAAAAGAAGAGGTTACAGAGGTTTTGCAATGAATAGACCAGATAAAATTTATAATAAATTGTCTGTTACAGAAAAAGAAATAGGTGGTATACCTAATTCAAGTGAAGATATTAAACAAGCTCACGCAGCCGCTATTGAATCTTATATAGAAGATTTTGTTGGATTAAAACAAAATGGTTACGGAGATATGTATTTTCAAAGAACATTAGAAGATTGGGCTAAATTTAATATAAATAATAGAACTTCACATGATGCATCTATTAGTTCTGGCTTAGCTATTATGGCTTGCAATAAAAATAAATATGTGCCAATTTTTAAATTAAAAAAGGAAGTGTTTCCTTTAGGATTTAAGAAATATAATAACCAGGGAAATATGTCACAAATAATAAAATAAATGATTTATACTAACACAAATAGTTCTTTTCCAAGTCAGGTAGTACCGGACGCAGAGAAAAATACTTTAGAATATGGTCGACTTGTGGGGCAGGCGATAGAGCAAGAGTGGTTTAGAGGAGACAGAGGATTAGGTGCTGACAATAGGTTTAGTAGTAATTGGAGATATTTTCATGAACTTAAATTGTATGCTCGTGGAGAGCAGTCTGTACAAAAATACAAAAACGAACTGTCTATTAATGGCGATTTATCTTATTTAAACTTAGACTGGAAGCCTGTTGCAGTATTATCTAAATTTGTAGATATAGTTGTTAATGGTATGACTGAAAGAAATTATAGAATAAATAGTTTTGCTTCAGATCCTTTTGCTTTAAAACAAAGAACAGATTTTGCATTTAATGCTTTAAGAGACATACAAAACAAAGAAATGATTGACCAGTTAAATGAAGCAACTGGTAAAAACTTTTATTCATCTCCAGAACCTGAAAACTTACCTAAAAACCAAGAAGAATTAGATTTATTTTTACAGTTAAGCTATAAACAGTCTATAGAAATAGCAGAAGAAGAAGTTATAGGAAATGTATTAAGTTATAATAAATATGATGAAATAAAAAAACAATTAGCTTATGATCTAACTGTTTTAGGAATATCTGCTGTTAAAACTAATTTTAATTTAGCTAATGGTGTTACTGTAGATTACGTAGATCCTTCAAATTTAATTTATTCATATACGGAAGATCCTAATTTTCAAGATATTTATTATGTAGGGGAAGTTAAAAGCATTAGTTTAGAAGAACTTAAAAAACAATTTCCTTATTTAAGTAACGAAGAATTAAAAGAAATAGAAAAATATCCTGGTAATAGTAATTATACTAGAAACTATTATGGACAAGATGATCAATATAACAGTATTCAAGTATTATATTTTGAATATAAAACTTATAATAATCAGGTTTTTAAAATAAAACAAACAGAGCAAGGGTTGGCAAAAGCATTAGAAAAACCAGATACTTTTAACCCACCTGAAAATGATAATTTTGAAAGAGTAGCTAGAAGCATTGAAGTACTTTATAGTGGCGCTAAAATATTAGGTCATAATAAAATGCTTAGATGGCAATTAGCAGAAAACATGACACGTCCTTTTAGTGATCAAACAAAGGTAGAAATGAATTACGCTATATGTGCGCCTAGAATGTATAAAGGTAGAATAGAATCTTTAGTAAGTAAGTGTATTGGATTTGCTGATATGATTCAATTAACTCATTTAAAAATTCAACAAGTATTAGCTAGATTAGTTCCTGATGGTGTATATGTAGATGTAGATGGTTTAGCGGAGGTTGATCTTGGTAACGGAACAAGTTATAATCCTCAGGAAGCTTTAAACATGTATTTCCAGACTGGTAGTATAGTTGGTAGAAGCTTAACGCAAGATGGAGATCCTAATATGGGTAAAGTACCTATTCAAGAACTACAAAGTTCTTCAGGTATGAATAAAATACAAGCTTTAATACAGACTTATCAATATTATTTACAAATGATAAGAGATGTAACCGGCTTAAATGAGGCTAGGGATGGTAGTCAACCAGATAAAGACGCTTTAGTTGGTATACAAAAAATGGCGGCAAACGCATCAAACACTGCCACTAAACATATCCTACAATCTTTAATGTATTTAACGGTTAGAACATGTGAAAATATTAGTTTAAGAGTAGCAGATATGCTAAACTTTCCGTTAACTAAAAATGCCTTAATGAATTCTGTAAATGCTTTTAATGTTTCTACGCTAGAAGAAATAGAAAATTTAACCATGCATGAGTTCGGTATATTTTTAGAATTAGAACCTGAAGCAGAAGAAAAAGCTACATTAGAACAAAACATTCAAATAGCTTTAAAAACTCAAGCTATTACTTTGTCAGATGCTATTGAATTAAGAGAGATACAAAACTTAAAACTGGCTAATCAGTCTTTAAAATATAAACAAAAAATTAAAGCTGAAAAAGATCAACAAATACAATTACAAAATATACAAGCTCAAGGCAAAGCTAATCAACAAGCTAGCGAAGCAGCTGCTTTAGCTGAGCTACAAAAACAACAAGCATTAACAGAGTCACAAGTAAATATTGAACAAGCAAAGTCTCAGTTTGAAATACAAAGAATGCAAACTGAAGCTGAAATAAAAAGACAATTAATGTCTGAAGAGTATGGTTATGAAATGCAATTAGCTCAAGCTAAAATGCAAGCCACACAACAAAAAGAAGCTGAAATAGAAGATCGCAAAGATAAAAGAACAAAACTACAAGCGTCGCAGCAATCAAAAATGATTCAACAGCGTCAAGAAGCTTTATTACCAACTGATTTTGAAAAAACTGGTAATCAAGCAGTGGAGATTGGAATAGAAGATTTTAATCCCTAAATTTTATTAATTTATATTATATTATATTATGTCAAAACAACAAGCGGCCGTTGAGGTCAAACAAGAAGGTGATTTTAAATTAAAATCAAAACCTAAAAACTTAGGTAAAAAAGTAAAAAGTACTATTGCAAAGGTTGATTTAACTAAACCCGAAGCAACAGGGGAGATAACACCTGATGTTATAAAAGTTCAAATACCTAAAAAAGAAGAAGATGCCATTCAAACACAAGAGACAAATGATAGCGATGCTATTATCAAAGAACAACCAGACGGTGTCGACAGCAAAAAAGTGGTTGAAGAAATACGGGCCACCGAAGAAGTAAAATCTCCTATACAAGAAATTACTGAAGAAGAAAAAGAAGAAATAAAAGAAATAAAAAAAGAAGTTGCTGAGGCTAAAAAAGATGAAAAAGTGCTTGGAAAACCTTTACCAGAAAACATAGAAAAATTAGTTAATTTTATGGAAGAGACTGGTGGAGATATTCAAGATTACGTAAGACTTAATGCCGATTATAGTAACATTGATAATAAATCTTTAATTAAAGAATATTATAAATCATCCAAACCATATTTAGATGTAGAAGATATGGATCTTATGTTAGAAGATTTTGATTATGACGATGAAATGGATGAACCAAAAGAAATACGTAAGAAAAAACTTGCGTTTAAAGAAGAAGTTGCAAAAGCTAAAAACTTTTTAGAAGAAACTAAGAGTAAGTATTATGCGGAGATCAAGTTGAGACCCGGTACAACTCAGGATCAACAAAAAGCTTTAGATTTTTTTAACCGATATACCGAAGAACAAAAAACCAATAAAGCAGTACATGATAAATTTGTACAGAAAACAAAAAATTTATTTACCAAGGATTTCAAAGGTTTTGATTTCAATTTAGGTGAAAAAAAATTTAGATATTCTGTTAAAAATCCAAATCAAGTAGGTGAAAACCAATCCGATATTTCAAACTTCGTTAAGACGTTCTTAGATGATAAGGGTGAAATACAGGATCAAACAGGTTATCACAAAGCTTTATATGCTGCTAGTAATGCAGATACTATCGCACAACATTTTTATGAGCAAGGCAAAGCTGATGCTGTAAAAGAGGTTGTAACATCATCTAAAAATATTTCTAATGATCCTCGTAAAACAGTGTCTGGTGATATATTTGTAGGTGGAATGAAAGTAAAAGCTATTTCTGGTGATGATTCTTCAAAACTTAGAATTAAAAAACGAAAATTTAACTAAAAAATACTTATTATTATTATGGCTTTACAACCACAATTTGGGAGTTTAATCCCATCACAAACACAACAACTTTTAGCTACAAACTATCTTCAGTTTGACGGTGCTGCTGGAGTGAACTTTTCACAACAGTATCTTCCTGAGATATATGAGCAAGAAGTAGAAAGATATGGAAACAGAACTTTATCTGGATTCCTTAGAATGGTAGGCGCTGAAATGCCTATGACATCAGATCAAGTTATTTGGTCTGAACAAAACAGATTACATATTGCTTACACTGATGTTGCAACTTTAGCTAACGCAGCTCATTTAGATTTAACTACTGTAAATGGAGGAACTGTTGCTAACGTAATATCTATCAATGATACTATTGTTATTATGGATCCTGCAACAGGTGCTGAAGCTAAGGCTATTGTTACTGATACTGGTGCTCCAGGAGGTGGAGGTACGTTAGGTAACGTTGCTCACATTGAGGTTCAACTATATAGTGGTCAAACAATCGCGGCTGCATTCCCTCCGGGTGGTGCAGGTGGAACAACTGGTCTTAAGATCTTTGTTTACGGTTCTGATTACTCAAAAGGAACTTCAATAGGTGCAGGAGCTGGAAACTCTGCTGGTCGTGTATCTATTACACCTCAGTTAACTCAATTTTCTAACTCACCAATTATTATAAGAAATCAATACGTGGTTTCTGGTTCTGACACTGCTCAGATCGGTTGGGTAGAAGTTGCTACTGAAGATGGTACAAATGGTTACTTATGGTATTTAAAAGCTGAGTCTGAAACTAGACTTAGATTTGAAGACTACCTAGAAATGTCATTAGTAGAAGGTGAACTTAACGCAAACGCTGGAGCTGGTAATTATCAAGCTAGTCTTTTACCAGGTACGCAAGGTTTATTCGCTGCTATCCAGGCAAGAGGTAACGTACAAGTAGGATTTACTGCTGCTAACGGTATAGGAGATTTTGATGAAATACTTAAAAACTTAGATACTCAAGGGGCAATTGAAGAAAACATGTTATTCTTACAAAGACAAACATCTTTGGATTTTGATGACATGCTTGCTTCTATTTCTGCTGGTGGTTCAGGTGGAACTGCTTTTGGATTATTTGAAAACTCTGAAGAAATGGCATTGAACCTTGGGTTCAGCGGTTTTAGAAGAGGTTCTTATGATTTCTACAAAACTGATTGGAAATACTTAAACGATATATCTACAAGAGGTGGTATCAACGGGTTTAACTCTATTGAAGGAGTTTTAATACCTGCTGGAACTTCAACTGTATATGATCAAATTTTAGGTACAAACATCAGAAGACCATTCCTTCATGTTAGATATAGAGCTTCGCAAGGAGACGACAGAAGAATGAAGTCTTGGTTGACTGGTTCAGTTGGTGGTGCTTACACTTCAACTCTTGATGCTATGGAAGTTAACTTCCTTTCTGAAAGATGTTTAGTGACTCAAGGTGCTAACAACTTTGTACTATTCAAAGGAGTATAATCACTTCGCATAAAGATAAGGCCTCATATAAAGTGGGGCCTTACCTTTATTTTTTTTAAAACTATTAAATTATATTATATCATGGCAAAAGCTAAAAATATACAAGAAACTGTAGAAGCACCAGTTATGGAAGCTCCAGTTGTTGTAAAAAAAGAAACAAAACCCAAAAATACTTGGGAAATAAAAGACAGAATTTATTATTTAAAAGGAAATAAAAGTCCTTTAACATTAACAATACCTAGTAGACATACAAGAAAACACGCTTTACTTTGGTTTGATCCTTCAACAGGTAAACAAAGAGAGATAAGATATGCTACAAATCAAGATTCACCACTTGTTGATGAGCAAAAAGGTGAGGCAACTTTAGGGCATATTATTTTTAAAAATGGAGATTTAAAAGTGTCTAAAGAAAAACAAAACTTACAAAAACTTCTCTCAATATATCATCCTTTAAAAAATAGATTATTTGAAGAATATAGTCCTGTAGCAGAAGCAGAAGATGAATTAGATATATTAGAAAAACAACTTGATGCTTTAAATGCTGCAAAATCTATGGATGTAGATTATGCTGAAGCAATTTTAAGAGTTGAAAAAGGATCTTCAGTTTCTAAAATGAGTTCTAAAGAATTAAAAAGAGATTTATTATTATTCGCTAAAAAAGATCCTAACTTATTTATAAGTTTAGCTAATGATGAAAACGTACAATTAAGAAATGTAGGTTTGAAAGCTATGGAAGCTGGATTAATTGCATTGTCTCAAGATCAAAGAACGTTTCACTGGGGATCGAATAATAGAAAATTAATGACAATACCTTTTGAAGAAAACCCTTACTCAGCATTAGCTGCGTGGTTTAAAACAGATGAAGGTGTAGAGGTTTATAAAACAATAGAGAAAAAATTATTTTAACCTGTAATAATAGTATAGGGGCGATTAATTTCGCCTCTATATTATAATAAAAAAAATATGGCAATAAACGTAAATACTGTTTACACAACGGTGTTATCTATTTTAAATAAAGAACAACGAGGTTATTTAACACCAGATGAATTTAATAAAACAGCTACACAGGTACAATTAGAAATTTTTGAAAAATATTTTGAAGATTTAAATCAACAATTACGGGTACCTCAAACTAACAACGAATATGCCAATAGGCAACAAAATTTAGATACAGCCATATCAGCTTTTAAAACTAGTGGACCTACTACTTTTAATGCAGCTGGAAATATTTTAGGATTAAGCCTTATACAAGGTGGTAATGGTTATTCTGTGCCTGATATTAATGTTCAAACAAACTCCATTACAGGGAGCGGAGCAGGGTTAACAGTTAATACAAATTTAGTTAATGTAAATATTGCTAATTTATTAACACCAGGAACAGGATATGGTATTCAAAACAATTATCCAACAAGCGTAGCGCCAATAAGTGGTGCAGGATTAACAGTTAATATATTAAGTTTTAATAATTCAGGAGTACCTAATATTTCTATTAACACACAAGGCCAATCATACAACGTTGGTGATGTTTTCACTATTGTTGGAGGAAACAATGATTGTACTTTTACTTTAACATCTCCTCCAAACGGAATTATTCAAAATGTTACTATTGTTAATTCCGGCGCTAACTATGCGGTTGGAGACACGGTATCGGTTATTGGTGGTAATATTGGGGCTACCTTTACAGTAGATTCTATTAACACATCTTCATATTTTTTACCTCCCAATGATCTTCATAGAATAGGTACAGTAATATTTAAAGATTCTATAGAGATAGAAAGAGTAGATCGAAACGATTTACTTTACCAAAAACTATCTCCTTTAACAAAACCTTCTAAATCTTTTCCCGTTTATTTATACGAGCAAATAAGTCCAGGAGTAAGTGGTAGTCTTGCTGGGGAAACAAGAATATTTGTTGAACCTAAAACTATTAACACAGCTTCAGATGTATCTGTATCATACATAAGAAAACCTGCGGATGTTGTTTGGGGTTATTCTAATGGAAACTTAGGTCAATATATTTACGATTCTAGCGCTTCAACTCAATTTGAAATAAACGATACAGAACAAACACAGGTAATATTAAAAATATTAGAGTATGCTGGTGTAATAATAAGAGACCCTCAAATTGTGCAAATGGCAGCTCAAGCAAGTCAAGCAGACGAAATAAATTCAAAAAGCTAATAAATGTCACTATTAACAGAAAATAACAGACAGTATTATGAAGGTGCCCAAGGTTTTCTTGGAGACGGTACACAAACTAAATTTACAACTACATTTGATACTGATTTATTATATTACAGTTCTGATCCAGCTAATGTTAATTTTGGAGAAAACAACTTTAAATTATATTATAGTTCCACAGCAGTGCCTGGATCATGGGTTGAATATGGTGGGGTTTGGAGTGTAGAGGTTAATACAAACACTATTGTTTTTAACGTAGCTCCAGTTAATGGTTTAAATATTGTTTGCCAATTAAAAAAACTAGATGGTGGTAATTATGGTAAAACGGTTGCTGATAAAGCTTTTGGAAATACAGTAGAAGAAAATTACGGATCATATGCTTACATAAAATTAAATGATATTGTTAATAATTTTATAACAGGATTTGTTGGCGCTGGAAAACTAATACAAGATGTTAAAAGAACAGATGTTATTTTTCATATAAAAAGGGCCGTGCAAGAATTTAGTTATGATACGCTGCGTAGTGTAAAATCTCAAGAATTAACAATACCAAAAGGGCTTAGTGTTATAATGCCTCAAGATTATGTTAATTATGTAGAGCTTTCTTGGGTTGATACCCAGGGTGTTAAACATATTATATACCCTACAACTTTAACAAGCAATCCTTATACAATGCCAGTCCAGGATACCTTAGGTACTCCGATTCAAGATACTCACGATAATAATATAACAGGCACATCTATTGTAGAAAAAAGATGGAGAGATAATTATTTAAGTGATTTTAATAATACTAATACCACAAACTCTTTGGACGCATGGGGAGCTTATGATTATTATTATGGTTATGGTGGAAGTTTATTTGGATATGGCCAATTATATGGGATGAGTCCTGAGTTAGCTAATGCCAACGGATGGTTTACAATAAATGATAGAGAAGGTAAAATTTCTTTTTCAGGAAATTTAGCTGATAAAATAATATTATTTCAATATGTGTCTGATGGTTTAGCTAGTGATCTAGAAACTAGAATACCTAAAATGGCTGAAGAGGCTATGTATTCTTATTTAAAACATGCAATACTTGCTAGTAGAATTAATCAACCGGAGTATGTAATACAAAGATTTAAAAAAGAAGCAAGAGCAACTTTAAGAAATGCTAAAATTAGATTATCAAATTTAAAAGCAAATGAAATTGTTCAAACAATGAGAGGTAAATCTAAATGGATTAAAACTTAAATATGGCAGAAGTTAAAAATGCTTTTATAAAATCTAAGATGAACAAAGATCTAGATGCTAGATTGGTTCCTCAAGGTGAATATAGAAATGCTATTAATGCTCAGATAAGTAGATCTGAAGGTGCTGATGTTGGTGCTTTAGAAAATATTTTAGGTAATAATATAAGCCATACTTTTACGCCCTCAGGTATTAAATCAATTGGATATTTTTCTGATGAAACTAACAATTGTATTTATGTTTTTCTTACAGATAATACTACTGGAAATTATATTCCTACAGGTGTAGGATCAAATCATTGTATATACAAAATACAATTTGATTCAGTTGGTGGATCTGTTTCTAGTAAAATAATAGATGGCGCTTATTTAAATTTTTCTCAACAAAATAATATTTATGGTGTTAATTTATTGGAAGATGTTTTATTTTGGACGGACAATAGAAATCAACCTAGAAAAATAAACGTTAATAAAGCTTTAGGTTATTATTATAATGAAGACCAAATTAGCGTGGCCACTTATAATCCTTATGAATCTATAGAGTTATGGAAAGATAGTTCATTAGGAGGATCTGGAACATACGAGACAACAATGAAAGACGTTGTTAGTATAGCATATCCTGATGGTGGTACATGTAGAACTGTTGCTATAACAGCTTTAACTTCTTTTCCTGTAACTGATGTTTCTTTTGCTGATGGTATTTATTTAGACTCAACCGCTTTTCCTCCAGGTTTACCTGTTAGTTATATTAATTCAACAGGTAGTGTAATATCACTGAGCACTTCAACAACTGGGTACGATCCAGCTACAGGTGTGTTATCTGTTAGTAACGCTATAACTTTAGCAAGCGCAGAAACTCTTGTTATAAATCCAAACCCATATTATGAAAAAGCATATGGGGGTGATCCTAATTTTTTAACAGATAAATTTATTAAATTTAGTTATAGATTTAGGTTTGATGATGGAGAATATTCAATCATGGCTCCTTTTACTCAGTCATGTTTTATACCTAAGCAAGATGGTTATTTTTTAAATAGTAAGCAAGGGGCTAGCGCTACAGATGGAGAAGGAGATCAACAACAAACTTTTGAATCTACTGTGGTAGATTTTATGGAAAACAAAGTAAATAGAATAGGTTTAAGAGTACCATTACCAGCTGCTGCTAACGCTATTAATTCTGAATATAAAATAAACGAATTAGATATTTTGTATAAAGAGTCTGACGGTCTTGCTGTACAAGTTGTTACTAGTATTCCAGTTGCAGATATTGCTACAGCGTCTGGAACATCTAAAATATACGAATATGACTATCAAGCTCAAAAACCTTTTAAAACTTTACCTGAAAGTGAATTAATAAGAGTGTATGACAAGGTGCCAGTTAAAGCTTTATCACAAGAAATTATAAGCAATAGAATAGTTTATGGAAATTTTCAAGATAAACACACTCCACCAGCTTTTTTAAACTACAATGTTAACGCTAGCGAAAAATCTGTTTTTGATTTAAAAACCGGTAGTGCTACTCAAAATGGCGCTTTAGTAACAGGTACTAAAATAAACATAAATAATATAATTGGAACAATTCAAACAGGAAGTATTATAACTTCAAGTAATCCAGGGGCTGTGCCAACAGGCACAACGGTTGTAGAAGTTACTGGAACTCCAATAACTCAAATACAAGTAAGTAATACTGTTACATCGGTTGCAGGAGAAAGTTTTATTTTTACACCAGCAAGTGGTGATGAAAACAGTACAAGCGTTGTCGAATATCCAAATGCTAGTTTAAAAACAAATAGAAATTATCAGGTGGGTGTTGTTCTTTCAGATAAATTTGGAAGACAATCTACTGTTATTTTATCTAACAATAAAGAAACGGTAGTGGCTAACGGTCAAGAATATATTGGATCTACTATTTATTCACCATACATTAGTTCAGGCGTAGAACCTCAAAATTGGCCTGGAAACTCTTTAAAAGTATTATTTAATGACGCTATAGAAACAACAGTAGATAATAACACTTTTTATCCCGGCGTTTATAATGGTGATGCTACAAGTGTAGATTACAATCCTTTAGGATGGTATTCTTATAAAATTGTAGTTAAACAAAATGAGCAAGATTATTATAATATATACACCGCAGGTGCTTTAAAAGGAAATCCTATTGATAACACTAAAGATTTAAGTAATTCTTATATTGTTTTACTTAATGATAATATAAATAAAGTTCCTAGAGATCTTAGCGAGGTTGGTCCAACAGATAGAACTTTTAGAAGTTCAGTTCAATTATTTGGTAGAGTTGAAAACACCTCACCTGGATCACCAGGTATTCCTTCATATTCAAACCAAGGTAATAGACAATATTATCCTGACCAAAGAACATTTACTACAAATCAAATTGAAGATTTATTTGATACATTTGAGGTTCAAGAATCTTTAACCACTACGGCTGAATGTTTTTTATATAGCTTTGAATCTAACGCTGTAGGCGATGAAGTGGCTTATGTGGCCTGTGGAGAAGCTCCTAATGTTACAATATGGACAGCTGGAGGCGCTAACGAAAATATAACTGTTTGCGCGGAATTAGATACACCAACTATTAATTCTGGAAGTCCAAACATTACTCAACAAGCTAATCCTTGTAGCGTAAACTTTCCTATAACTTCAAACACAAATCCTTATTTTGCTTTTTTTAGAGCTGAATCAGATCCTTTTGTAGCATCAATAACCACATCCCAAATACCTTCGCAACAATTTGGTGTAATTGCTCAAAGTAATTCACCTTATTATACTGTTGAAAATTTAGCAATATTAGAAACAGAACCAGTTGTTTCAAATATAGATATATATTGGGAGACATCTACGTCTGGTTTAATAACTGATTTGAACAATTTAATATTAGATTCAAACGATGGAGCCACGGGGTTTGGTAATTTTAATAGTAATTTTCTAGAAAGCGTAGGTGGAACTGGCTCTAGTTTAAATATTTTAAGTAGTAATTTTACTTTAATAAACAATGCTGGGTTTGATTTAGATTATACAGAATATTCAGGAAATAATGGTGAATGGAATTTAGAAATTACAAGTATTATAGGTCCTGATGGAACTGAAATAAGCACAGATGCTACTGGTGGTCCATTTTTTGAACTATACGATCCAACGCCTGGAAACAATGTTAACGATAGTAATAATTATAATATTAGAATAAAAGATGCTTATCTTACTAGCACTTCTTTAACTAATTTTTATAGTGAAGCAACGGGTCAACTTACACCTAATATGTTTGATTTTTCTTTTGCTTGGACATTAAAAAAACCTACTGATGCAAGTGCAACAACAGGCGCTAGCGTAAAGCCAATTGAACTAAAAAATCAATTTCCTATTATTTATTTTAATAGTGCGGTTGAAGGTTCTTCGGTGCCACTTACGTTAGACTATTCTACCACGGGCATATTTAGAACTATTACCGCTAAAAATGGCGCATATTCCAGTACACCTACAGCAAACATAAACACTGGTCAACAAATACTATGGACTTTAAAAGTTGAAAATGCTGCTGGTGACGATCTTACATCTCAAAATTATTTCACACTTGCATCTACATCAACTATTGCAGAAACCACAGCAACATTAACTTGGAATGGTGGACCTATAGTTCCTTATACGTTAACAGTTGAGGCTATAGATGGTAATGACAATAATAGTAATGATGATAAAAAAGATACCGTTGTTTACACTATAGGTAATGGAATAAC